CTAAAGATATTGGTTTTGCAGCACACTATAATGATGGCGTTAATGCTCATGCTGGTATTATTAGAGATTCCGGTACTAAAGAATTTTATGTATTCAAAGGATACACACCAGAAGTAGATGCAGTTAACAACATAGATATTAATGATGCATCATTTTCCAAAGCAAACTTAAATGCTGGTTATGTAAAATCAAATTTAATTGCTACCACAGCAGTTGTTAATGGTATAGATTTAAGTTCTTATTCTTCTTCTGCTTATGCGCAAGCTAACGTAACTGTTGGAGTTGATACTACACAGAATACCAGGTTGACAGTAATAGAAGGTACTGATGTAACTCAAAATACCAGACTTACTGTTATTGAAAGTACTGATGTTAGTCAGAATGTAAGGTTAGATTATAGTAATGCTGTAGTTACTATTATTCAAGGAGTAGACCTTACTCAGAACACCAATATTTCTTCTACTGACGGTAAAATGCAGTCCGCATACAATCAGGCCAATGTAACTTCTGGTGGATTAAATTCAGCTAATGCAAATATTATTTCATTACAAGTGTTAGCTAACACCGATTATACTACATTAACTGCAACTGCTGGTGTATATGGTAACACAACTTATGTTCCTGTAATTACTCTTGCAGCAAATGGTCGTATAACATCGATTGTTAATACTGCTATTACAGGTACTGGTGGTATTACTGCTTCTGGTTACTTAGCAAACTCCGTAATTTTTGCCAATACTACTGGTTATCTTTCCAATACCAATGGCATATCTTTTTATAATGCTAACAACACATTAGTTGTTGCCAATATTTCGATACCAACAATATACACAACATTGAGTGGTATAGTATTCCCCGATGGTACAACACAATCAACTGCGGCTTCTGGTGCAGCAACAGATGCTTCAGCAAGAGCAAATACTGTATACACACAAGGTGTAGATGTTACTCAAAATAGTCGCATGACTATTATAGAAAATACAGATTCAAACCAAAATGTTAGACTCGATTATAGTAATAGCGCTATTACTATTATTCAAGGTGTTGATACAACTCAAAACACCAGATTAACTGTAATAGAAAATACAGATTTAAGCCAAAACGTAAGATTAGATTATAGCAACACGGCTATTGCCATAATTCAAGGTACAGATACTAGCCAAAATGCTAGGATGACCATTATAGAAGGTGTAGATGTAAGTCAAAACGCTAATACTATATTGTTACAAGGTGCGATGGCTTCAGCTAATGCTAACGTAGTAGTATTATTTGGTATTGAAGCGAGCCAAAACACTAGTATGGCTGCTACCGATGGTAAAATGTCATCTGCTTATAATCAAGCTAACACAGGTACCGTATTAGCACAAGCTGCATTCGATAAAGCAAATACTGGAGCTTCTGCTGTTTTATATACTGCAAATAGTATTATATTTGCCAATGCTTCTGGTTATTTGAGTAATAGCAATGTTTACTTTACTGCTTCTAATAATACATTGGCAACTTCTAATGTGTATGTAAGTAACCGTTTTGGTTTTGCCAATGCCAATAATATTTTAGTAGTCTATCAGGTATATAACGCAAACACAAATTCTCTTGACACAATTTTTGGATAATGAATGCCTACAGTAACTCGATTAACTTCTAACGGAGTATTTCAATCATCAGGTGGTTTTGATGAAGTGAGCCTTAATTCTGGAAGTGTTGCGTTTAATCGCACAGCAGCAACAGATTATTTTGATGTGGCCAAAACCAATATTGGAAATTTAACAGGTAATCCATTTACCATTGAATGCTGGGTTTATTTAACACGATATGGTTATGTTTCCAGTGGTTTTTATACAGCTGAAATATTTTCAAGTCATGCTACTAGTGGAGTTGGAAGTAATAATGGATTTGAATTTCAATTAACAGGAACAATATCTTCTTGGACTGGGGCTCGTATTTATGCCAACAATGGTGCATTAGATATTACATTTTCATACGCTTTTTCTTTAAACACTTGGTATCATGTTGCTGTTACTAGAACATCTGCTGGAGTATTTACAATTTATGTTAATGGTAATAGTATTGGAACAACAACCAATGCAACTGGTTGGACAGATTATACACCTTATGGAATAGCTCACTCAAATTTAGTTACTTATAATTATTATCTTCCTGGATATATTTCTAATTATAGAATAGTGGTTGGTTCAAGTATATACGATAATAATTTTATTCCTCCTACTGCTCCACTAACTGCTATAGCAAATACTAAATTATTATTATTAACAAATTCACAAAATCCTTTTGGTGATTCTAGTGGAAATAATAATACAATACTCAGAACTGGTACACCAACATTTAATACACTTGGTCCATTTTATTTTCCAGGAAACACTTCAATTAATTTAGCAAACACCAATAATAATCCTGTATTAGGAAGTAACACAAATATTATTACTAGCACAACAAGTAATGGTGTCGTAATGATTTCTAATGGATTTGATGAAGTGAGTATGAGTTCTCAAAGCTTAAAATTTAATGGAAGTGGTGGTTATTTAACCGTACCTTATAGTACTGGTTTTGATTTTATTGCTGGTACTCCAATGTGTGCTGAAGCTTGGATTAATCCAACAAATTTAACTAATGCGTTTGTTATTGCCGATAGAAATTGGGCTTATGGTTCAACTGGACCAACTTGGGCATTTAATCTTAGTGCTGGTGGCGCCAATTTACAATGGGGAATGGCATCTTTATCTGGCGGACAATCTGCTTATTTAATAATAAATTATACTTTAAACAATTTTATAAATGGACCTATAAAAACAGGCACTTGGACACATTTAGCATTTACTAGAGATAGTAGCAATGTATGTAGAGCTTTTGTTAACGGAGTTTTAGCTAGTTCACAAACTTATGCAACTTCTTTAAGTTCTGGTTCTGGAAATATATATATGGGTATTGCAAGTAATTTAAATGCTTCAACATATACTAACGGCAATATTTCAAATTTAAGAATAATTAATGGTTCAATACCGACAGCTTATCAAACATCCAGTACTACGGCGAATACAGTAGTTTTTACTCCCCCAACAGGTCCATTGCCAACAGTAGCAAATACAGTATTACTATTAAATAATTTTGCAGCAGAACCTTTTGTGGATAACAGTAGTAATAATAATACAATTACAGTAACAGGTGGCGTAACATTAAATACATCTACTCCATTTAGTACTGCGCCACAAAAAGTTTTGAATACTGGTAATATATTGGTCAATCAATTTGATGAAGTTTCTTCCATTACATAACATAAATATCCAAATTAAAAGAATAATTTAAAAATGGCAAAACTACTAACAGGAACAAGAGTATACGGTACCGCAAACGTTGATAATATATTGACGGTGGGTAATATTACGCCTGTAAATTCTACAAGTAACACAACAGGTTCCTTGGTGGTTATTGGTGGAGTTGGAATTCTTGGTAATACTTACACAGGAAACCTGGTAATTTCTGGATCATCCGCAGCTGGTAATGGTATTACTTTTGCTGATGGTACCAGACAAACTACTGCTGGTTCTTCTGTAGCAAATACAATATATCTTCAAGGTGCTTTAGCTTCTGAAAATGCCAATTCAACTTTATTATTTTCTTATGTAATCACTGCTAACGCCAATAGTGCATATCTTCAAGGCGGATTAAATACCGCTAATGCCAATATTGTTTATATTCAAGGTGGTCTTAATACTGCTAATGCTAATACCATATACACACAAGGTGTAGATGTTACTCAAAATGCTCGTATGACCATCATCGAAGGTACAGATGTAAGTCAAAATAGTCGCATGACTATTATCGAAGGTACTGATACTAGCCAAAACGTAAGATTGGATTACAGTAATTCGGCTATAACTATTGTACAAGGTGTTGATACTAGCCAAAATGCTCGTATGACCATCATTGAAGGTGTGGACTTAACCCAGAACACCAATATTAATAATAAGTTATCTTTAACTGGTGCTCAAAATCAAACTGTATCCGGTAACGTAACAATCAGTCAAGACCTTATTGTTTCTGGTAATCTAATCATTACAGGAAATATTGGTTCACAAAATGTACAACAGTTAGCCGTAGCCGATCCATTAATTGTTTTGGGTATTGGTAATTACACAAGTGATACTAAAGATATTGGATTTGCTGCACATTATAACGATGGTGTGGTTAATGCTCATTCTGGTATCATAAGAGATTCCGTCACCAAAGAATTTTATGTATTCAAAGGATATACTCCTGAAGTTGACGTAACTAATAACGTTGATATTAATGATGCATCATTTGCTAAAGCAAACTTAAATGCTAGTTATTTCAAAGGTAACTTAATTGCTACCACGGCAGTTGTTAATGGATTAGAACTTTATAATTATTCTACTGCTGCATATGCACAAGCAAACGTAACTGCTGGTGGACTGATTACTGCCAATGCTAATGGTGTTGCTACCGATGGTAAAATGCAATCGGCATATAATCAAGCCAATGTAACTGCTGGTGGACTTATAACTGCTAATGCCAATTCTGCTTATTTACAAGCAGGATTAAATTCAGCAAACGCTAACGTAGTAATTCTATTTGGTACTGATGTTAGCCAAAACGTAAGGTTGGATTATAGCAACACCGCTATTACGATTGTACAAGGTGTGGATGTAAGTCAGAATTCTAGAATGACCATCATCGAAGGTACGGATGTAAGTCAAAATGGTCGAATGACGATTATAGAAAATACTGATTTAAGCCAAAACGTAAGGTTAGATTTCAGTAATACTCGTATGACCATTTCAGATGGTGTTAATGCAAGTCAAAATGCCAATATTGTTTCTGTTCAAGCATTAGCTAACACCGATGTAACATATACTACACCAATAGCAGGTTCTTATGGTAGTTCAACATTGGTTCCTGTTGTTACTGTAGCATCTAATGGTCGTATAACTAGTATTACAACTGCTGCTGTTTCTGGTTCCGGTTCTTCATCCAATAGTTTTTCCACAATTAAAGTTTCTGGTCAACCAGATTTAATTGCAAATACTTCCATATCACCATTAACTTTGGTTGCTGGATCGGGTATTACTTTATCAACAGTTGGTACATCTAATACATTAACAATTGCTTCTACTGGTGGTTTCTCTGGTGGTTCAATTGCAAATCAATTAATTGTTGCTAATACATATTCGTCATATTCAAACTCTAATAATGCTCTACAAGTTTCTGGTGGAGTTGGAGTGGCCAATAGTGTGTATGTGGGTAACAGAGTTGGATTTGGAAACACATCAACAAGTTTAGCATACACAACTTATAACTCAACATTAAATAGTATCGATACATATTTTGGATAAATTATGGCTAATTTAGTGAGCAGGCTTACATCAACAGGTATACAATATGTCCAAGGACAATTTGATGAAGTTAATTTATCGGGAGTTCCACAAAGATTATTAAGTACTGGTACTCTACAAGTTTCAAATTATTTTGATGAAGTTAATTTATCGGGAGTTCCACAAAGATTATTAAGTACTGGTACTCTACAAGTTTCAAATTATTTTGATGAAATTACTTTAAATTTAGTAGTAACCTCAGGATTAGTATTATATTTAAATGCTACAAATCCTAGTAATTATAACCTTTCAAGTAATACTTGGTATGATATAAGTGGTAGTGGTTATAACGCCAATTTTACCAGTAATGGAACAAATTCGGTATCACCAAGATTTAATTCTGCAAATACAGGGTATTTTGATTTTAGTGGTTCACCAACATATGCGGCCAATACTGGATACACTCAGCCAATCTATACAAGTACAACTTCATTTACATGGAATATTTGGATAAAATCAAACAGTTTTGGTTACACAGCTTGTGCGGTAGGAAATAGAGGAAGTATATTAGATTTTGTTAAACTAGATCAAAATTTTACTTTTGAATATTTTTTGTCTGGCGGCCAAACTTCAATGTTACCTACCGGTCTTACAACTGGAGTTTGGTACAATATTTGCATTGTTAAAAATAATTCAAATTTTTATTATTATGTTAATGGTGTATTGAATACTACTATGACAAATTCAGGTTCTTTAGCAGCACAACATCCTTTTTATGTTGGTGGTGATCCTGTTGCATCAGAATGGTTTCCTGGTAGTATTTCTATAGTTGGTGTATACAACAGAGCATTATCATTGGACGAAATTACTCAAAACTTTAATGCACTTAAATCTCCATATGGTTATTAAACGAGAATAAATAAGATACTATGGCACTATTAAAATCAAATACTCAAATTTACGGAACGGCTAACGTACAAAGCGTTTTAGTTGTGGGTAATATTACGCCTAATAATGCTACCAGTAATGTAACTGGTTCTTTACAAGTTATTGGTGGTGCAGGAATTACAGGTAATCTTTATTCAGGTAATATGGTTATTACTGGTTCAGGTAATGGTATAACTTTTGTTGATGGCACAAAACAATTAACCGCTGGTGCACCCACAAGTGGTTATTTACCCAATACAATTATTGTTGCAAATACTTCCGGTAATTTAAGTAATACAATCAACTTACAATTCTTTGCTTCTAATAACACATTAGTTGTTTCTAATGCTATATCAGTTGGCACTTCTGGTATTACAGCAGCCAATAGCATATATGTTTCTGGTCGTGTTGGTTTTGCCAATGCAAATAATATTTCTGTAGTGTATACAACATACAACTCAACATTCAATAGTTTTGATTTAATTTTTGGATAATTATGGCTAATAATATAGTGAGCAGGATTACTTCGGCAGGAACATATTTTACAGGTTTACCAACTAAGATTCCTGATAATGTTGTTACCAATGGATTGATTTTATATTTAAATGCTAATAATCCTGCCAGCTATCCTGGCACAGGAAATACTTGGTATGATTTAAGTGGTCAATGTGCTCACGGTACAATCAATGGAAACGTATCTTTTGTTAGTGCTGGTACACAAAGTTATTTTAATTTTGCCATAGCATCCGATTTAAATTATATTGGTTCAACAGCATCACAGGACTATCAAGATGTTACAATACTGTTTCAACCAGATTATGGTTATATATCAGGTTTAGTTGGACTTATTTCTACAGGTAATGCATCATCATCATTGGATCGTTCATTAAGATTTAATGCAGGACAAATTCCATGGAATCTTGCCGATACTGGAAATAATAACGATTGGGCCAATGGTAGTTTGCCGGCTTCAGGAACCGGAGTTGTTAATTATTACAATAACAATACTTTATACACAAGCACTTTTAATATTCCGGCCGGCTGGAATGTATTGGGTGGTGCTAAGAATTCTTCATCGGCGAGTTGGCCAACAAACTGGTCTTATTTCTTGGGTTCTGGTGGATATCCAGGTGGTCGTGGTTTTCAAGGTAAAATTGCTGCAGTACTAATGTACAACCGAACATTAACGGCTGCAGAGCAACGACAAAATGCTAATGCGTTATTGGACAGATTTAATTTTGCAAGTAATTCGGCCCAATTTGATGAAGTGAGTTATAATCCTTCAAGTGGTGGTGCTATTGCATATTCTACTACAACAAAAAGTTCTAATCCAAATTTATTAATTTCTTCTAGTGATTATTCAAATCCTAGTAATTGGCCAAAAAATAATTGTTCAACAACATTCACAACAGCAACAACTGCACCTGACGGCACTTATACTGCACAAAAATTTATTGAAGATTCTACAACTGCAGAACATTGGTTTTCACAATACCGTTCTGTATTTACCGCTGGACAAACTGCAACATTTAGTTTTTATGCCAAGGCGGCCGAAAGGTCTCAATTAAATTTAAGATTTATTGGGGCAGTAAATTTGGTTTCTGTTAATATAAATTTAATTACAGGTGTAACATCTAGTGTAAATACAAATCCAAATGGATTAGGTTATAGTGTTACTCCGGCTGGTAATGGTTGGTGGAGAATAGCTGCATCCGGATCTGCTGACCAATCAACTTTATTAGGTACTTTATTTTTAATTCAAGATAGTCCATATGCCACAAATTATACAGGTAATGGTACTTCGGGAGTGTATTTGTGGGGTCAACAACTAGAATATGGTTTATCAGCCAGTAATTATGTTGCAACAGATTCAATTGGACCAATCAATCGAGCAAACACACAACTCCATAGATACACATCAGATTGGAATAATGCCAATTGGAGTCATAGTTATACGGGAGGAAATAATTCTGTAACATTAACATCAGCAACTACTGCTCCCGATGGTTCAATGACTGCATATAAGTTTGTTGCAAATACAGGTGCTAATCCTAATATAACTAATAGTGAATTATTATCACAACAAAATGGTTATGGACAAATTACTCAAGGATTTGTATATACTCAATCATTGTTTTTTAAACCGGCAGAATTTAATACTCTTAGAATTCGAAATAATGCTGATGGAACAATTTTTGATTTTGTAGCAGGTACAACACCAGTACAAACAGGAGTTGTTTTAAGACCACTATTACAAAATGTAGGTAACGGTTGGTACAGAGCATCTTGGAGTTTTGTTGCACAATCAATTGGTGGCGGTGGTGGTCGTTCAGATAACTGGTCATATCGATTAGCAAACACAGGAGATGGAACTTCTGGAATTTATATTTGGGGTCCACAATTACAATTAGGTAATACTTTAAGTCCTTTTATTGCAACTTCTACACCTAATACTGCAATCAATTTATTTAATACTCGCACAGACAATTCAGGTGATGTGTTAACTATTAATAATTTTGATGAAGTAACTTATGTTAATACTAATAAAAATTTATTAATAAATTCTCAACAATTTAATTTATCTCCTTGGGGTTTAGTAAGTTCAATACTAACAACAAATACAATTATTGCTCCTAATGGATCATCGACCGCAACAAAATTGCAAGAAACGGCAGGTTCACCTACCACATTTTATGGAGTTGCTCAAAATCCAAGTTCTTTTATTCCTAACCAAATGTATACATTATCCGTATATGCCAAAGCCGGTGAAAGAAATGCACTTACATTAAATGTAGCTGGTAGTAGTGCATATGCTCAATTTAATTTAGTAAGCGGTACAGTACAATATAGTTCGGTAGGAACTCCTTCAATAATTTCAGTTGGTAATGGATGGTATAGATGCAGTATCACTTTTAAAACACTCAATACAGGAAGTAACCTTCTTTATCATGTAATAATTATTAATAATTCTGGATCAGACCAATATGCTGGAACTCCAGGTTATGGAATATACATTTGGGGCGCTCAGTTAGAATATAATACGACTACAACTTCGTATGCTCCCAATCCAAATAAAAATTTATTTGTAAGTACAGAAAATCTTACAGTATCTCCTTGGATTATAAATGGTGCTAATGTAATATCAACAACAGAATTAGATCCTAATGGAAATTATACAGCAAGTAAATTTGCATATAATGCAATATATCCTAATATAAAACAAAATTCAATTCCTGTTACTCCTAATACAAATTATACAATATCAATTTCAGCTAAAGGAACGGATGTTCCGGGAATAGCCATGGTATCAGGTAATAACACATTCTTTCCAAACGATGCTACACAATTTACAAATTTTAATTTTGGTACTGGTCAAACCTTTGCTGGAGTTTTTCCAAATTACATATATGCTACCATGATACCAGAAAATAATGGTTATTATAGATGTAGTGCTACTTTACTTACCGATGCAACGCAAAATGCAATATCCATAGCTTTTTGGCAAGGGGGTTATGGATATGGAAAAGCAGGTAATACAATGACTCTTTTTGGTCCACAATTAGAACTTGGAAATACTGCAACGACATATACAGCAAATACGATTAATTTATTAAGCTCAAAAACACTTAATGGTGGTACAATTGCAGTTACCAATGAGTTTGATGAAGTCACTTGGAATCCACCAATCGTTACGGCAAATTTAACATTACATCTTGATGCAGCCAATCCTGCTAGTTATAATGGTGGTAATACTTGGTATGATACTAGTGGTAAAGGAAATCATGGAACTCTTAATGGTAATGTTGCCGTTTCATCAAGTAATTATGGATCTATGACTTTTGATGGAACTACTTCTCCAACTGAAACGTCTATTAAATTTAATACAGCAACCGGCAATTCTGTAGGAATGTATCAGAGTGATTTTACAGTAGAGGCTTGGGTGAATGGTGCAAATACTGGAGCAGCTACACCGAGCGGATTTCCAAATTATCAAATATTTGATTTACTAGGATCTACACCAACAGCAGGCAGTAGTTATGGTATGGGATATATGCAAGGATATCTTGTTGTTGGATTTTATGCGTCTGGTCATTATGCTTTTCAACCAAATACAAACACTTGGTATCAAATTGTACACACTTATAATTATACAACAAAATCTTCAAAAATATATTCCAACGGAGTATTAAAAGATACAATAACAATGGGTACAGATTTAAATGCTAATGCAGCTGTAGCACCAGTTGCAGTTGGTTGGGGATATTGGGGTGGAGGTCCTTGGCAAGGATCTATTCCTGTTGTCCGAGTGTACAACAAAGAACTCTCTCAATCAGAAATTAACCAAAACTACAATGCTTTAGCCTACAGATACAACCTATAACGAGAATAAATAGAACACCATGGCAAAACTACAAACAGGAACTCGAATATTTGGTACCGCTAACGTTGACTCTACGTTGGTGGTGGGTAGCGTTTCTCCACAATCTCCATCAGTTTCTTCTGCTTCAGGAACACTTCAAGTTGGATCAAGATTAACATTCTCTGATACAGGAATTGTTGCATCTTTCCAAAGCAATACCAATAGTTATTCTCAGATTGTTAATCAAAACTCCAATAACGGTACACAGTCATCAACTGATTACATCTTAAATAATGACTTAGGTTCTGCTTCATTAATTTATGGTGACTTTGGTATTAATTCTTCAAAATTTATTAATACTGGTGGTCCTTTTGATGTGGCCAACGGAACTTATTTGTATTCTTCTGGTGGTCAACTAGCGCAAGGAACAAAAGACGCATATGACTATTTGTTAGCAGTAAATAGTCAAGTAGTTCTAACAGCCAATGCTACAACGGGTAATGTTGTAGTTGCCAATACTTTAGTGGCTGGACAATTAAAACAAACAAGTAGTAACGTTGCTATTGGTTACCAAGCTGGTCAAGGAGTAACAATTACAACAACATATCTTGGATCAACACCATATAGTGGTTCGCCAAATCCAGACACATGGTTATACATTGCAGGAAATGTAACTTCTACGTTGCGTGTAGGAATGAAAGTTATTATGCCTGGACTCAATAGTGGCCAAACGATTGATACGATTGGTGCTTATGATGGAACAGGTACAATAATAATAATTTCAGCATTGCCTGATGTTGCATTAATAGACGACACACTCATAACTTTTCAAAAATTACAAGAAATATCAGCAGTTGCCATTGGTGATAGCAGCGGAAAATCTTTTCAAGGTATTTCAGCAGTTGCTATTGGAAAAGAAGCAGGTAACGATTCACAAAATACAAATTCTGTAGCTATTGGTTCTCAAGCTGGCAAACAATATCAAGGCGCTTCAGCAGTTGCAGTTGGATTCGGTGCAGGTAATATTGGCCAAAGTGAAGGAGGTGTTGCCGTTGGAGCTGGCGCAGGATATACTTCACAAGGATATGTTTCTGTTGCAATTGGTGATCAAGCAGGATTCAATAATCAAAAAGATTACGCTGTTGCAATAGGACCTTATGCTGGCGCAAGCACACAAGGAACTGAAGCTGTAGCAATTGGTGACTATGCAGGCAATTCAGGCCAAGGAGCTGAATCTGTAGCAATTGGCCATATGGCAGGCCAATTGAATCAACAAATAAAATCTGTTGCAATTGGTTTTAATGCAGGCAATGATAGTCAAGGTAATAATTCCATAGCATTAGGTTCAAATGCTGGAACATTAAATCAACCAGCAAATTCAATAATTATTAATGCTTCACCAGATAATTTAAATGGCATTAATCAAGGATTATACATTAATCCTGTTCGTAGAGATACCGCAAACACATCAAATGTTATTTACTATAACGCTTCAACAAAAGAATTAACATATGCTACAGCAAGTAGTGGTGCATCAATAGACCAAATTGCTAGAAATACCGGTAACACCGCCAATGTTTTAGCACAAGCTGCTTACAATCAAGCTAACGTAACTATTGGTGTTGATGCTAGTCAAAACGTAAGATTGAATTTTAGTAATACTAGGATGGATATAAGTGATGGTGTTGATACATCACAAAACTCCAGGATGACCATTATTGAGGGTACTGATGTAAGTCAGAACATAAGGCTGGATTATAGTAATACTGCTATAACATCAAATCAAATTTATTCCCAAGCATCTTTTGCTAAAGCTAATAACGCTGTAGCCAACATTGGTCCAGTAATCACAGTTAACTCTGCTGGTTATTTGTTAGTTTCCAATACAACAACGTCAACATCAACCACATTAGGTGCTTTGGTTGTTTCTGGTGGTGCAGGTATTGCTGGTAACGTATATATTGGCGGTACAGCCAACTTAGCCGCCGGTACGACAACAACCCATCCAATTGGACTCATTACTGGTTCATTATTAACAACACAAAAAACCGGAGTAATTGAGTATGACGGTGCGGCTGCATACTTTACTCCTGATTCGGTGATTGGCCGTGGATTTATTCCTTCCACCTCTACTTTCCGATTGCTTGTTGCGGGTAATGCAATTACTGGTACTCAAGCCAACTTCTTTGGTACAACATCTAATATTCCATTAGTAGCCAATGCGTTTTATGAAATCGATATCTATGCACTTGGTTTAAAAGGTTCTACTGCCGGTGCAGTTACTTGGCAATTTACTAACTCCGCAGCGCCAACTTTAATGGTGGTAGATTATGAACAATCGCCTTTGTCTGGTATTGCTGCGCCTCCTGGTTCGGTTACCGCTTTAACTAACATTAACTTTAGAGGCACGACCACTACAACTTCTGCTACCTATAACTTTGCTACTGGTTCTCTAGCGGCATCTGTAACTCATTACTTTAGATTTAAATTGTTACTAAGAAACGGTACAGGAACCAGTTTGCAAATTCTAATGACCGCTGCTAACGGTAACGGTGCGGTTACACCACAAGCAGGTTCAGTATGGTTTGCTCGTAGATTACCAGGTGCCAATACAGGTACATTTGCGGCTTAATTTATCGGCCATTAAAAATAACTTAAATGGAGCAAGGTATAAATACTCCATTATTAGGAGATATTCATGCCAGCCGTAACCAGTAGAGCCAGTTTAAAGGATTATTGTTTAAGAAGATTGGGTTTTCCTGTCATTGAAATCAACGTTGATGATGACCAGTTGGAAGACCGAATCGATGACGCCATTCAATATTGGCAAGATTATCATTTTGATGGTCTACAAAAAGTCTATTATATCAAGCGTCTAGATGCCACAGACATCAATCACAAATATATTGATTTAACAAATGTAGTAGATTCAGCAAATGTTCCATTAGACATTGTTGGTATTACTCGCATATTTCCACTTCAGGATTCTCAGGCAACTATTAATATGTTTGACCTTAGATATCAACTACGTCTAAACGAACTCTACGACTTCACCTCCGCATCATACGTCAATTATACTTTGACACAACAGCATTTACGTTCATTAGAGATGATGTTTACTGGAGAAGTTCCTATTCGTTTTAATCGTCATATGAAAAAACTATTTATTGATTGGGCCTGGGGAGCTTCTGAAGCACCATCTGGTACAATTGTAGTTGCCGAAGCTTATGCCTGTATTGATGCTGGATTATACAATAGGGTTTGGAATGACCGTTGGATTAAAGAATATGCCACAGCATTAATCAAAAGAACGTGGGCTAACAATCTTAAAAAATTCTCAGGATTACAATTGCCGGGTGGTGTAACACTTAATGGTGATAAAATTTATGAAGAAGCGGTATCTGAAATTGAAAAGTTGGAAGAACAAATGGAAACACAATACGGTGCTCCATTAGAATTTTTCCTAAACTAGAAAGATAGGTACTTAAAATTCCTACCAGTGTATATTTTAATAACTACAACTCTAATGCCGAACAAAGGGTAGTTGAGGATTTAATTGTAGAATCCATGAAAATCATGGGATTTGATGCGTTCTACTGCCCTAACGATAATGATCTTGCTCGTGATTTATTATATGGTGAAGATCCAGTTAAGAAATTCAAATCGGCATTTCCTTTGGAGATGTATCTTTCTTCTGATCCTTTAGATTACCAAGGTCAACAAGAATTTTTCTCCAAATTTGGTTTAGAAATTAAAGACGTTGTTAAAGTAATGGTATCAAGAAGGTCTTTTTCACAGAGAGTACCACAAAATACATTCAATCGTCCAAGAGAAGGCGATTTAGTTTATGTACCTTTTCTAAATGGTACTGGTGAATTGTATGAGATTACATTTACCGAACAGTCAAAAGATATGCACATGCTTGGAAGAAAGCAACCATATTTTTATGAACTTAGATTAGAGAAATTTAAATACTCACAAGAAATTATTGATACCGGTATTGAAGATATTGACCATGTTGTTAATGATTCTGCTTATATGATTAAGTTGAATACTACAGGTGGTAATGGAGCCAATTATACTATACATGAAATTTGTTACCAAGCAGCAGATTCTACACAAGCCAATGCTACGGCCGTTGCTGTTGTACAAACTTGGGGTAGAGCAAACAATGAATTAATGGTAAGTAATATTGCTGGTGAATTTATTAATGGTCAAGTAATTATTGGTGCTTCAAGTAATGCACGATATGCATTAGCTAACTATGATTCGTTGTTAGATAATTCATTCAATGAAACTTATAGTAATAAACTTTTACAAACAGAAGGCAATTCAATTATTGACTTCTCAGAAGAAAATCCTTTTGGTACAATATAATGTCCACACCAACATACAATAGAGTTATTCGAAAATTAGTTGTAGGTTTTGGTAATCTTTTTAAGAATCTTACCTTGGTTCGTTACAACCCTAATTTTACCGAAGCTGAAAGAGTTTTGGTACCTATTGTCTATGCAACAAAAGAATTCTATGTAAGGCGTTTGGAAGATGATCCAGATTTAAGTAAAAAAATTCAAACAGCACTACCAAGAATGTCTTTTGAAATGTCCGGCCTTACTTACGATGCATCAAGAAAACAAAATACTAATTTTAAACAGTTTGCTAAAACATCAACTGGTGTAGTATCCCAATATAATCCCGTACCATATAATTTTGATTTTAATCTTTACATTTATGTTCGTAATGTAGAAGATGGTACACAATTAATTGAACATATACTTTCTTATTTTACACCAGATTATACTATTAAATTAAATTTAATTCCGGAAATGGGGATTGTTAAAGAAGTTCCCATTATTTTAAATTCTTCCACTTCAGATATTATGTATGAAGGTGATAAAGAATCTGAAATAAGAATGATTATTTGGACTTTAAACTTTACAGTTAAAGGGTTTATATTTGGTAAAATTAGTGAAACAAATTTAATTCAAACTTCTATTACAAATATATTAAATCAAATTTCTTCTACGGATATTGTTGTATTTAATATGGCAGAATCAGGAATAGGAACATATCAAACAGGTGAACTTGTATATCAAGGATATTCACCAGGTACAGCAACGGCAACAGGAAAAGTTGTTGTATGGAATAATAATATTTTACATTTAACCAACATTAATGGTAATTTTATTTCTTCTTTGCCTGTTTGGGGAATGATATCAAATGCTAATTATAATTTTACTGGATATAATTTAACATCAACAACACCGGTTAACTTAGCACAAATTGTTGTTGTTAGTAATCCAACAGATGCAAATGTAAATACGGCATATACATATACTGCAACAGTAACAGAACTACCAAATATTGATACTACTGTTATTAATTCTAACGGATTTAATACTGACATAAGTTTAAATGTATTTGGTGTAGATGATTTAAATACTCAACAAGATACAAACCCAATCGATTTAGGACCATAAAATGTCAAGAACATTACAATTTAAACGATATGCAAATACAATAATTTCTGGCATTACAGGTGCAGAAGGTGAAATTATTATTGATACAACCAATAAACTTTTAACAATTCATGACGGTGTAACACCTGGTGGATTTGGTAGTTCATTTGATTCTGTTGCAAGATCATCAGCTGCTACGGCACAAGCAAAAGCACAAGCTGCATATAATTATGCCAATACAATTGTTTCAGATACACAGATTGACCAGTCTGCTAGAACAACTGCAAACACGGCATCTAATAATATTATTATAATTCAAGGTGTTGATGTAAGTCAAAATGCTAGAATGACTGTTATAGAAAGTACTGATGTAAGCCAGAATACTAGAATGGCTATTATAGAAGGCGTGAATGCAACCCAAAATACAAACATTTCGGCAGCTGCGCAGACAGTTCCACAAAATGCTCAAACAACAAATTATACATTACAGTTAACTGATGCAGGCAAGCACATTTATTACACACAATCATCAAATACAACATTGTATATTCCAACAACATCAAATGTAGTATTTTCAAATGGTTCGACCATTATGATTATTTCTAGAACATCATTGAGCGCTAATGTAACTGTATTTCCAAACACAGGTGTATCAATGTATCTTGCTGGTAATACAATAAGCGCTTCAAGAAATGTTACTACATATGGTATGGCTACACTAATTCAGGTTGCAGCAAACACATGGTTTATTTCTGGAACAGGAATTTTTTAACTTAAATATTAAACCATGAATAATTTTGAAAAATCTATGTCGGAAGTTTTTGATGTAACTCCTACAATCGTTGAAGAAAAGAAAAAAGAAACTTTGCCTGCGGCCAAAGAAGCCAAAGAACAGGAACTTCAACAAGACTTAACTGACGCCTACGAACAGTCAAAAGAAAATCTTCAAGGTATTATTGACCAAGGTAAAGAAGCCATGGGAGAAATACTGGAGATTGCCAAAGCAGGCCAGCACCCAAGAGCATTTGAGGTGTATGGAACTCTACTTAAAAATATGGTAGATGCTAATAAAGAACTTCTTGCCATTCAAAAACAAATTCGTGAAATGGAAGGCATTAAAAAAGATAATGCTTCCACAAATATTGATAAAGCCATTTTTATTGGTTCTACAAATGAATTAAATAAATTACTTAAAGGTAAAGAGTAATGGTTACAAAAACCAATGATTCTTATCGTGATAATCCGCTCTTAAAAAAAGTAGGCGTTGAACATAAATTTACAGAAGAAGAAGTAAAAGAATATATTAAGTGTTCGAAAGATCCTGTTTATTTTTGTATGAATTATATTAAGATTGTAAACGTAGATGAAGGTTTAATTCCATTTAGAATGTGGGATTTCCAAAAAGAGATGTTAGGACTCTTTAAAGATAATCGATTTGTTATCACCAAATGTCCACGTCAGGTAGGTAAAACTACTACCACGGTTGGTTATCTACTTTGGGCTACCATATTTACTGATGCTCAAAACGTAGCTGTTCTGGCAAATAAAGGTTCACTTGCTCGTGACATTCTTGCCAAATACCAACTGGCATATGAGAATTTGCCACAATGGTTGCAGCAAGGCGTGGTGACATGGAATAAGGGTAACGTAGAACTAGAGAACGGGTCTAAGGTTATTGCGGCCTCCACATCATCCTCAGCAATCCGAGGTGGTTCTTTTAACATTGTGTTTCTTGATGAGTTCGCTTTCGTACCGGGTAATATTGCCAATGAGTTCTTTAACTCAGTTTATCCTGTAATCTCCTCCGGTAAATCTTCTAAGATTATTATTGTTTCGACTCCAAATGGTATGAATTTATTCTATAAACTATGGATGGATTCAATTGAAGGTAGAAACAATTATAAGAATTTTGAGATTCATTGGTCTATGGTACCAGGTCGTGATGAGAAATGGAAAGAAGAAACTATTCGTAATACTTCTCAACGACAGTTCTCACAAGAGTTTGAAACCGAATTCTTGGGTTCTTCTAATACTTTGATTTCTGGTTACAAATTACAGCAATTAAGATATATTGATCCTGTTGCTCAACACGATAAGATGAAGATTTATGAACATCCTATCAAAGAAAATGGTGAAGATATTAAAGCAGACCATTTATATTGTATGTCGGTTGATGTATCAGAAGGTAAAAATTTAGACTCCTCAACATTTTCTATATTTGATATATCGACCACACCATATAAACAGGTGGCTACTTATTCTAGTTCATCCATATCGCCTATTCTATTTCCAACGGTGATTGTGAATGCTGCTAGAATGTATAATGATGCTTATGTTTTGGTAGAAATAAATAACAATCCACAGGTGGCAGACTTTATACATGCAGATTTAGAGTATGAGAATCTTTTGAAAGTGTTTACCGGTAACAAAAAGCCACAGCAATTATCGGCTGGATTTGCTCGTGGTATTCAAATGGGACTGAAAATGTCCACTCAGGTTAAACAAGTTGGTTGTTCAAACCTGAAAACTTTGATTGAAGGTGATAAACTTTTAATCAACGACTTTGATACTTATTCAGAGTTAACCACATTTGAACAACACAAAACATCATTTGCAGCTGCTGAAGGTGCCAATGATGACATGGCCATGACTTTGGTTATTTTTGCTTGGGCAACCACACAAAAGTACTTTAGAGAAATTGTTAACCATGATATTCGTAAACAGATTCAATTGGAAAACATGAATCAGTATGACGAAGAAGTATTACCCGCACCTATCATTGAAACTGGTTTGGAAAAAGATTATGAAATTATTGATGGTGATTTGTGGGAAGCAGCAGACGGTTCGGATGTTTATTCGGGTTTAATGAAAGATGTTATGAGGAATCTCTAAATATGGCCTTACATAAATATTCGTATGGTATCTTAATTACCAAAATAACATCATATCCAAGGAGATAACAAAATGGCATTTCAAATCTCTCCAGGCGTAAACGTATCTGAAGTCGACCTTACCACAGTCGTTCCTTCAGTACTAACTACGGCCGGTGCATTTGTTGGAAACTTTCAATGGGGTCCAGTAAACAAAAGAATTCAAGTAAGTAGTGAAATTACACTTGTTAACCGTTTCGGTGAACCCGATACAAACACAGCAACTTCTTTTTTCACGGCTTCATCATTTCTTTCTTATGGAAATAATCTTCAAGTGGTTCGTTCTGCCAACTTACTAAGCTATAATTCTAGTTCTGGTGCAACAAAATCTCAAATTGCTAACGAAGATGTATTTCAAGCTTCACTTTTAAATACAAATAACGGAAATATTTACGGTGCCTTTATGGCTCGTTATCCTGGATCTTTGGGTAATTCATTAACCATTTCTCTTATTGATGGCGGTGTAGCATCTTTTTCTAGTTGGAATATTAGTGGAGTTGGTGTATCTAGTTTATTCAATGGAGCTCCAGGAACTTCAGCACAAATTTCTGGTGCTGGTGGTTCTAATGATGAAATGCACATTGTAGTTATGGATACAGGCGGTTTATTTACTGGTGTTAAAAATACAGTATTAGAAGTATTTCCATATGTTTCAAAAGCTTTAGATTCGACAGATTCTTTAGGTAATTCAAATTACTACAAAAACGTTATTTTTAATAACTCAAAATATGTTTACGCTGTTGATCCTGTAAATTATTCTTCCAACTTTGCTACATGGGGTGGTGTGAGTACTACAACATTTACCACATTAACATCCAGTGTAGATTCTGTTTTGTCTGGTGGAACATCTGTTTTTGCTAGTGTTGCAGAACAACAAATATCATATGATTTATTTAAAAACGCAGATGAGGTTGATATATCTTTAGTGTTGACTGGTGGTGCTACCATTCCAGTACAACAATATGTAATTGATAATATTGCTAACTCTCGTAAAGATTGTATTGCTTTTGTTTCTCCTCCATCAGCCAATGTTATTAATCAATCCGGTAATGAAACAACAAACATCGCTGCTTGGAATACAGCATTGGCTCGTTCAACATCTTATGCTGTTGCTGATTCTGGTTGGAAATACATGTTTGATAAGTACAACAACGTATATCGTTGGGTGCCGTTAAACGGTGATATTGCCGGCCTATGTGTAAATACCGACAATGTTCGTGATCCATGGTTCTCACCTGCTGGTTTTAATCGTGGTAACTTAAAGAATGTTGTTAAGTTAGCATGGAATCCAAACAAAACACAAAGAGATACATTGTACGCTCAAGGTGTTAATCCTGTTGGAACTTTTCCAGGTAATGGCACAGTATTGTATGGTGACAAAACATTACAAACTAAGCCTTCTGCATTTGACCGTATCAATGTTCGTAGATTGTTTATTGTTTTGGAAAAAGCAATTGCAAATGCTGCTAAGTATTCATTATTTGAATTCAATGACGAAACAACAAGAGCTCAGTTTATTGGTTTGGTAACACCGTTCCTTAGAGATATTCAGGGTCGCCGTGGTATCTATGACTTCCGTGTTGTTTGTGATACTACAAATAATACTTCACAAGTTATTGATTCTAATCAATTTGTTGGTGATATCTATATCAAGCCTGCTCGTTCAATTAATTTCATTCAGTTGAACTTTGTTGCCGTCAGAACTGGTGTTGACTTTACAGAAGTCGTTGGTAAGTTCTAATAAATAACCACGATAATAGGAGAAAACAATGGCATTCAACGTAGCAGAATTTAGAGCCAATATGATTGGTGACGGAGCTCGTCCTAATCTATTTCAGGTTACTTTAAACTTCCCAACAATCGCTGCAAATGGTGTAGCTGCCGGACAAAAGGCCACTTTTATGGCCAAGTCAGCACAGTTACCTGGTTCAACAATTGGTACAGTTCCAGTTTATTACTTTGGTCGTGAACTAAAGTTTGCTGGCAATCGTTCCTTTACAGATTGGACATTACAGATCATTAATGATGAAGATTTCACGATTCGTAAAGCAATTGAATCTTGGATGAACGGCATTAATAGTCACGCTGGTAATGTTCGTACTGGTGCTGCTAAGTCACCTACAGGTTATACTGTAGACGCTGAAGTAACTCAGTATGGAAAAACTGGCGACACATTGAAAACTTATAAATTTGTTGGATTATATCCTCTTGATTTGGCACCAATTGATTTAGATTGGTCATCAAACGACACTATTGAAGAATATGGCGTAACATTCGCCTATCAATGGTGGGAAACAGATACAACAAGTTAATTTATATAATTATACGGAGAGGACTACGGTTCTCTCCATCATGCTTTTTTGAATTGGAATAACACGCTATGGCAAACAAATTCTCTCTTTTCGGTTTTACGATTGCTCGGGACAAGCAGGAAGATTCTGCGGAAGTTCAGCAATCATTTTCAGCACCAGCTAATGAAGATGGCGCACTTACTATTACCT